CACGGCCTCGGTAAAGGAGATATTCAATAGATTGCCAGCTTGATTTATGGCAGGATATCCAGGGTAGGCATAAACAGCAAGCAAAAACATGATGTTTACATTTAAAACAGTCGAAATGCTGCAGCCCCAGTTTAAAATGTTACTCATGCTTGAAAGGCTTTCCCACTGAGCTACCGTAGTAATCGGCCCGTAAACATTACCATATACACCTGATATTCCTGGAGAAACTGCTGATATGGTTACACTGGTTGCCTTAAAGCCAGGATCACATCGCAAACATAAGGACATGACTGCTGCACTTACATGTCCTGACGGTATTCTGGGATAAAGGCCACTTGCATCAAGTAAATCCGTTCCCGGTATCAGCTCAATACCATCCGTTAGTCCTGGAGTCCCTTTTTTATACAAGCGTAAATGTGCCATTAACTTTGCCACCCCCAAGCAACTAAAGATACCGAAGTATCGGGTGAGGTTGATTCACTGGAAAACGATTTAGCGGTAACCACAAACGAAATATTATTTGCCGTAACCTTAGGGAGAAATAAGATAACTTGCGGATTGCCTGAATCGTAGCCTGTAACAAAGCCAGATGAAGGTGAAGAATATTCAAAGCGGGCAGAAGTGCTGCCCTTAAACTGTACGTTCACATCTCTCCAAGTCTCTCCATCGTCGGCGCGAATGAAAATAGTCTTTGATACCTGTGATCCACTTGCGCCCGGATACATACCATCAAAGACTATAGGCGAAGTCATACTGCCGCTAGACACTAAGGTGCCGTCTTTTGCACCGACGGTTCCATTGATATAAAATTTTAATCCCAAAATACCACCCCTAAACAGGTTGATAGTAGTCTAGCTGGAGCGATACCGTAGTGTTATCGCCATAGTCTTCTTCTTCGCCGACTACTGTCCGTAAAAAAAACAGACGGTTGACTGTGTCCGCCTGCTCAATAAATAAACTTTGAGACCATGTAACGCCATCAAACGATAACTGCACCTTGTCTGCATCTTTTCCTGTAACTTTAATCTTACATAAGAAATGAAGGGGACCCGTGGCACGCAGCGCAAAACTCTGAGTCTCAGATACCGTTCCCCTATCAGCAGAAACGAGAATGGGATTATCTGGTGTTACAGGTTTTCCATCTGTTCCGCCAGTTGTAACAGTGCCGTTATAGACGATGATGGCCATACTTTTACTCCCTACACACGTATTTCTACCAGAGGGATATTATCCCAGCCGTAGATATTCCAGTCTTTAATAGACTGAGGGCAATGGTCGGTATCAAATCGAACTGGTACGTCAAACTCGAAGTCAGCAGTAATTACAGCTCCCTGAGCCGGTGCTGAAGCAAAAGTAATGATGCCGTTAGTGAAATTCGCCGACCAATTGGATTGCTGCTGTATACCAGCAATATACACTTTCACTGTTCCAACGACCGGCTTTCTAATTTTGCGTACATCGGTATATCCGCCATCGTCGATATAAGTTTTAATCAGTTGAAATGTTGTCGTTTTGCCATCGCCTGTACCGATACATTCTCCTTTTCCCCTAAAGTCGAGCCAATCTTTGAAACGAAAGCCGTATGCCTTGCCGCGTCGAGCTCGAAAGAAAGCCAGTAACCTTCTCATTTGGTCTTCACTTTTCACACCGTGAGCGGCTTGGTACCTACATCTTGCCTGAGACCAATTAATATTACGCTGCTCATAGCCGGAGCCGGTAATTACGACATCGGTAGAATACTCCGGTCCGCCCGTTACTCCATACGAAATATCTGGAGGAAATTGCACTTCATGGAAAGCTTGCATATCACAGATTTCTCCTTCCCATAGCCATAGCGGCATTTGCCTCTGCCAAGATTTGCGACTGACTGCGGCGGAAACTGGCTGCGTCTGGGGTCGTGATGTTCATATTAATAATCATTGGTCTGCTCGTTTTTGAATCTGCACTTTGACTTAACAGTTTCTTTGTTTTAGCGGCAGTAAACACATATCCACCACGATTAAAATTAATTAGTTCTGGCCCCTTTTCCCCTACTAAAGCAAGGCCACCGGGGTAGTTACCGCCAGTAGCGTATTGTCCGGGGATTCCGGATATCCCGCCGCGTGATTTGGCAGGTGCAAGTGCGGGAAATAAAGACATGGTAATTTGGCTAGCCAGCCACTGTGCCGCCATATCTGCAATAATTTTCATTATGCTTTTGCCGAGGGCTTGCCAGGCTTCGCCTATAGACTTCGTACCAGTAAGAATGTCTGAGAAAAAGCCTTTCAGGCCGTCATAAGTACCGGCCATTTGCTGAGCCATAATCTCCATGGAAGACTTATGAGACCCTTTCCAAACTTCATAATACGTGTCAATGTATTGCTGTCTTCCTGCTAGGTCTTGTGCGAACATCGCCTGCTCGGTAGTTAGAAGCTGCTGGAACTTGGCTACGTCGCCATCCGCGCGCGCCCGGTCCAGCTCCTCCTGAAACTTGACGCGGTCATAGTGCAAATCTTTGATACGCTGGTTTTTCTCCGTTTCAATAGCGACCTGTTCGGCAGCCGCCTGGCGGCTAAAATCTACCATGCCGGTTTCTGTGATAGTAAACTGGATTCCATTGGTTTCCCAGGCTTTGCGGAACTGCTCCTGCTGAGCGGCTGTGCTGGTGGAATACTCCAGGGCAAGATCCCTGTATTTTTTCCGCACTTCATCTATTTGCCGCGTCGCATCGGTTGCGATGTCAAACTTCTGCTTATCGACGCCAGCCAGGCCAAGCCCGCCTAGCTTATCGGAAAGACTCCGGGCTAGGTCAGCCGCCTGATCGGCAATCCGGTTGTTTTCCTTTTGCTCGTCCAACAAAATCTTTTTCTTTTTCGCGGCGTAAATCTCATTAAGGCGCAGGACATCCCTTTCATAGTTTTCATTGGCATCCTTGGATTCGTTCAAGGTGTCAAGTTCATCGGCATACCATGCTTCGAGGGCGTCACTCTGGGTAGCGGTAAGTTGCAGCCATTCTTTTTCAATCGCCTTGCTCGCCTGCTCCGCTTTTTTCTGAAGCTTTTCGTACTCCTTACCAGTTCCACCGCCTGTGGTAAGAGAAGTTGTTCCTGGAGTGGTATTCGTTAACCCCGTGAACTTGGTGTTGGGCTTTGTCAGTTGGGGAATTAGGGCAGATATATCTTTACGGCTGAAGCCAAAGCTGAACTTTTCCGCTGCCGCGCCGATTTTGCCGATTCCCTCAGTGACCTTGTTAAACCAGTTCCCCACCGTGTCGGGAATGAACTGCGCAAAAAAACTTTTCAGAGGGCTGAGCTGGTCTACGATCCAGTTGATGCCCTGCGCAACCAGTTCTTTGATGCTGGCCCAGGCACCGTCGATGAAGTCCACGATGCTGTTCCATACACTGGAGGTGGCTTCGCCTGCCGCGTTCCAGCCATCGCCAATAAACTGGGCCACCGCACTCAGCGCATCTTCAACAAGACCGGTGATCCAATTCCACGCTTCGGATATCGTCGTTACAATGCTGTTCCAGCCGCCAACCGTTAAACTTATGATGGCATTCCATGCGTCGGAAATGGCTGTACTCACTGTGGTCACCGCATTGTCTGCGACAGTAGTAATTGCGTTCCAGGCATCGGTGAAAATATCGGTAATCATACTCCATAAAGTGCTGAAGAGTTCGGACAGCGGCTCCCAGTTGGTCCAGATTTCATACGCTAATAAACCCACCGTAGCTCCAGCTGCAATAAAGGGTAGTAAAGGAGCCAGTGCTGTCCAGGCCGCTATACCAAAAGCCACTAACGCGGGTACAGCTGCGCCTAATAATGCGCCCGACAGGACAAACGTGGAAGCGATGACTTCCGGCGGAATCATGCCTTGCAAAGCTTCTTTAAGGTCAAGCGCTTTCACCGCCGCGGCAAATTGCGACAGCCAGTCGGCAACGCCTTGCAGTTTTTCCACCAGGTTCAGGTTTTTCGCAATGCTGTCGCCGATTTCCACCATGACCATGCTCACATTATCCTTGATAGTCGACATGAGTCCGGGGATGGTCTTGCTCATGGCTTCCATGCCGCCCTGGAACTTGGACTGCATACCCATTAAAAGCGCGTTGATCCCAGTGGTGCTGTCAATCGCCCCTTGCTCTGCCATTTTCATGGCAGTCGGTATGTCTGTTCCAATGGCGTCCGCCAGGAACTTCCATGCCGGCACTCCGGCTTCGGCCAGCTGCATCATCTCTTCGGCGGACACTTTCCCTTTGGCTTGCATCTGGCCGATTGCGTTGGTCAAGCGGCTGATGCCCTCTTGGCCAATACCCAACATTGCCGCCGCGTCCCCAATAGCTGCCAGCATCGGAATGATGTCTTGCGAAGCAAAGCCGAAGGCCAATAGTTTTTTCGATGCAGTTAAAAGCCCCGGCAGTTCAAAAGGAGTATCCGCCGCAAAGCTTGCCAGATCGCCGAGCATTTTTTCCGCTGCCTTGGCATCTCCCAACAGCGTAGTCAAGGCTTTGCGGCTGGCATCCATGTCGCCTGCCAGTTTGATACTAGCAACCCCGAAAGCGGCGAGAGCTGCCGTCGCGGCGGCTAGGCCGGTGGCAATGCTCTCCGACGCTGCCATCGCTTCCGAGCCTAGTCCTTTGCGAAGTGCGCGCTTGGTGCTCTCCCATTTTTTCAAAAAATCGCTGTTGTCTCCGCCTATAAAAATCGTCATCGAAGCGTTCCCGGCCATAGTTTCACCCCACTTTCGACAGCAAGTCTTTTATTGCCATCTTGGCTTCATCTTGCGTTACTTTTTGTTTTTCTTTCGGCTCACGGCCAAGCAGCATATCCACCGTAACCGGCTTTTTCAGGTCGCGCGACGTGCAGGTGTTGATAATGGAAGCGACAAAACCCGATGTCATTATTTGTTCCTGCCTGGTTCGCCAGTGATAGCCTTCCGCCAGTTCGTAAAACTCACCGAAGGTCAGCCGGCCAAACTCCCATGGCTTTAAGCCCAATGGGCCGTAAGCCACTGGCGCAGCCTTTACGATCCACTGAGCTACGGTGGTCACTCGTTTCCCTCGTCGATCTCCGCTTGCGCTCCTTCCTCATCGGCCAGACTTTCGCCCATGATCTTCGATGCCTTGATGGCTTCTCCGATCCTGCCGGCAAGTTCCCCGAAGCTGCCGCCGGCTTCCATGTATTCTTGCATCATCAGCCCCACGCGCTGCAAAGTGATCCCTTTTTCCGCATGCTTTAATCCTCCCCACAGCAAAATGCGGATCGCCGAAAATCCAGCCGCCATGGGATTGCTCATCACATAGAGCAGGGATTTTCCTCCCATCAGCTCTTCCATCTCGGCGGCTGAGTTGATATCGTAGCGAAGGCGGCGCTCCTTGCCGCCAATCGTAATAAACACGGGTCCCGTCATCGTCCATTCCTCCATTTTTCAAGAAAACAGGGTGCACAGTCTAAACTGCACACCCCATCCGTTATGCCGCGGGCGCAACGCCCGGAGTTGTATTCGCTGAAACTAGAGCCGCCGTCAAACCGACGCATGTTCCGTTGGCAATGGCAATGTTAAGAGTGCTGTCATTAGCAGCTGCGGTCAAAGCCGTCAGTTCCACGATAGCCCCATAGCCGCCCACGCTAAATTTGGCTGTCACTGCGCTGTCTGCCGCCAAAGCTTCTCTGGCTTTTTGCGCTACTACGGCCGCCGAATCATTGAGCGCAACGGCTACGCTGATGGCTTTTGGCGAGCCGGTCATTCCGGCGGCAGTCACCGTAAATATGGCATTGCCGGCGGTCGTAATGGAACCGACAACCTCTGCCGTTTCCACCTGTTTGGTGCCATTTACCTCTTCCGGCGCACCCGCCCCGGCCAAAGTGATTTTATACGTCGCCACTCCATCATGCGGGGCCTCCTCGCTCAAATCCGTAATGGCCGCATAGCCTTGGAACTTTGAGCCATCCTTACGGACATACCGTACATGCACTAACTCCCGGTTGGCGAACACCTTGAGCAGTTTGGCTCGACCTGCATCTATGCTCAGGCCCGACGCGTCAGTAAGCATCACCGCATCAGCGTCAATGCTCCAGGACATCATGCCGGGTACGCTGGTTTTCCACGCTCCCGACTGTTTATTGGACGCATCGATCTGTTCCGCGGTCAGACTCAATGTCGCGCCCCGTTGGCCGCCAATCACCGTCCAGACCGGCGTTTCGGCTGTGCCTGTATTTACTTTCAGCAGAAAATCCACGCCATCGCTTGGAATTAAAGCCATATTCATCACTCCTTGGAATCAATAATCGTAAACTTGAAGGTTACCGTAGCTTCGCGGTACGTTTCCAGGCGTTCCACCGAATGGCTGTCCACGCTTGAAAGCACTACTTGCCACTCGTCAGTTAAAGCCAGCGGCTCGCTTTGTATCGCCGAAATGGCCCTATCGCAAAGCTCCGCCACTTCCTTGTCCCCTTGGTATTCGCTGTAGACCTTGAGGGTAGCCATGACGTCAGCGCCGCATACCGTTTTGGTGCTCCAACTCACTGCCGTCGTGTCGGTCAGCACCACATAGGGCGCTTTTTTGCCTGCCGGCACATAGTCATAAATCGGAGCGGCCATCTGGCTTTTTAGCCGCTCAAAGATCGCCTTGTTAAGCGGCGACACTGGGGATCGCTTCATCGTCTCACCTCATTTCGCACCGCTGTCCGGATCTTCTCTTGGATGCCCGGCACCAGCTCACGACGCGCCCGCTCGGCAAAATGCTTGCCCTTCACGCCTCGTTTGGTGCCATATTCCTGCAGCGGCGCATGCGGCGCTTTGGCCCTGACCATGCGGGAGATGCCGTATTTGCCCTTGCGGTTCACGATACTTTTACGAAGCAGGCCGCTTTTGACCGGTGACAGTTCCCGCTCCCGCTTACGCACCTCTTTAGCGCCTTGCTCGGTTTCCTTTTCAACGGCCTGAGTTACATTAGTGGAAATGAGATCGCCGAAGGACACGCATTGATCAATCCCGGCTACCCTAATTGCCGGCCGCATCGGCCACCACCTCCCGGCATTCCAGTCTTAAAAACGCATGCTTTTCTCCCAAGTCAATAGGCGGCCCGATCTGCTCAAAGATGCGGCCGCCATATTGAATCCGGTCCGTTGCCGCCACATCGCGGCGATAGCGAATGGTGATGCGGTGTAAAAGCTCGGGTATCAGTTGTTCATACTGATCTACTGTTTTAGCAGTCAACGCCACGAGCTTGGCCCAAACGGTGGCCCGCGTCAGATAAATTGTTTCATAGCCACCCTGATCGTCTGGCACCTGGGTTTCCTTCAGCAAGATGCAGCGGCAGTTCAGTTCTCCTGGGTTCATATCATCACCTACCAGAGATGCGCGCGATATGGGGATAAAAGAACATACACGACGTTTGGAATATCCTCGCCCGCGCGCTGTTCATAAAAATGTCCGATTAGAATCAGCAAGGCTTGTTTAACGGGAGTTGGCGTTTCACTCGGCAGCGGCGCTTGCAGATAGTTTTCTGAGTGAGATATAGCCGCGGAAAGCAAAGCGGTGAGAAGGGAATTTTCCTCCTCACCGTCAATGCGCAGGTACTCCTTTATTTCCGTTAGTGTCAGCGGCTCAGCCATCGGTTGGTTCCATAAGGCCAGCGGTTTTGAGCTTGGCCAGAAGCGAATTAAAGTCCGTCACCAGCCCCGCTATGGTAGTCGCTGTACTGTCAGCCTGAAACGTGGCTGGCGTAAAAAGGCCCACCACCTGCCCGCCTGCCACAATCTCCAAGGTGCCGCCAATTACGGTTCTCTCCCCGCCTTGCTCCGTGTAGTTTTTGACGTTACTCATCTTTTTTCACCTACGCCTTCATCTGCAGCACTTTAATAGCTTCGGCGAGAATCAATTTGCCGTCGACGCGCTGCGTGGCCTTGAAGCCGACCTGCCCGGTTGCCGCATAGAGCTCGTTCAGCCGCTGGAAGGCTCTGCCCTGGCGGTCCGCCACCCAGTAGTAGCTGAAATCGCCAAAGGCGATAGTTTTTGCTGCTGCTGCAATACCTGGAACATAAGCGGAGGTCTTTAACGGACGGTTCAAGATGGTGTCCGGCTGGCCCGCGGTTACTGAAGGCTGCCAGAGGTATTGGCCGTTTCCGTCTTTCAGCTTGCGAATGGACTTAACAGTCGCGTCATTGGTAACGAATACGGCATTTTTGCGGTACGGCGATTTTAGGGAGTAGAACAAGTCCGTAATTTCGTCGATGGTTATGGCCGTCGCGCTGGCGGTTGTAACTCCTACTCCGGCACCGCCACTTGAATTGAAAATGCCAGTGGGTTTTCCTGTTCCGTCGCCGATAAAGAAGGCTTCTTCCTCTTTCGCTCCAATGCGCCGGCCAAACTCCTTTGCGATATAGCGCTCTAGGTTAAACACGCTGTCGTTTAAGAGTTCCTCTGACACCTTGATCATCGTAGCCAGCTTGTAAGCTCCAATGGAAACCTGACCAAAGGTGTCGTCCGTCTCGGGGATCGCGCCTTCTTCATCCACCCAAGAAGCGGTTCCCTTGGTGGCGACTACCGGAATTTTGCGATCCCCCGATGAAGTGGTAATGATTGTAGCCAGTTGCCGGAAAATGTTCTCTTCCTGCAGGGCTTCTACGAGAGTGCGCTCAAATTCATCCGGCACCAGGTAGCCGCCTTCAGAGTCAGTACCGGCCTGCAGGGCATTTTGCACATCAAAGCTATTTTTGTTCTTCATTGCCTTCCAAAAGGCCGCTTTGTATTCGCTGGACGCCCGGCCGGTTTTCTCTGTCTCCTGATGCTGGCTGGGTTTGTTCGTAATGGCTGTTGAGGTGGGCTTGGACAGTTCGAGATCCAGAACCGCTTGGCGTTCCAGGCGGTCGATTTCTTTACCCAAGCTCACAACATCGGCTTCCATCTTTTCATAGGTAGCCGTGTCTTCGGCTGACAGCAGACCATTTTCATTTCGCCGGGAATCTAAAAAAGCTTTGGTGCTGTCCCAAAGCTTAGCGCGCTTCTCGCGCAGTTCCAGTATTTTATTCATAGTGAGTTCCTCCCTGTTTTTTATTTCAAGAGTTCAAGTCTAGTCAGCAGTTCTTTGTGCGGCGTCCCCGCCAATGCAGCCTGCGGCTTCTCTTTTTCCCTGGGAAGCTTTCGTAAAAAGGCGTTGGTGACGGTTAGGCGGTCAAAAATAAAACCCTCTGTCGCATCCTGTGTTTCAGGCGCGTAGAGGATTTTATCGGCAAAGCCTAGTTCCACTGCCTTTTGCGCACTGAACCAGGTTTCAGCGTCCATCATGCTTGAGATTTTGCTGCGGGGCAGGCCAGTCCGCTGTTCATAGGCGTTGATAATGCTTTCCTTGACCTCGTTTAACATCTTAATGCCGCTCGCGAGATCTGATGCTTCTCCAAAGACTACAGTAGCCGGATTATGGATCATCATCATTGCAACCGGTGACATTACAATTTCATCGCCGGCCATGGCAATCATAGATGCGGCGCTGGCCGCGATTCCGTCAATTTTTACCGTGACCTTGCCCTCATACTCCTTGAGCATGGTGTAGATCTGGCTGGCCGCAAACACATCTCCGCCCGGAGAATTAAGCCAAACCGCAATATCGCCGGTTATTGCCGTAAGCTCAGCCTTGAATTTTTTCGGTGTGATATCATCGTCAAACCAGCTATCTTGGGCGATATATCCGTCAAAGTACAGGGTGCGGCCGTCCTCGTTTTTTACCCAGTTCCAAAATTTCTTCATTTGCTTCCCTCCATTCCATTTGCATTCTTTTGGGCAAATGCCCCCGCGTCAGCCAGCTTGGTCATGTTGCCATTGATGAGATACAAGTCTCCGCCAAGCTCTGCCGGTATACGGTTGAGGTTTTCCAGTTCGCGGATATCGTTGCTGGAAAACCAGCCGTTTTGCCTGCCCACGGCGTAGCCGTTCATCCGGCTCTGGTAGTCGCCGCGGAGCAGCCCGTCCACGTTGAATTTTACGAAGTACTGCCGCTTTTCACTTTCGCTAAACAAGGCCCGCTGCATAGCCTGTTCCCACCTGACTACCCAAGGATCTAAGGTATACATTACAAATTCCAGCGACTGCTGTTCGATATTGGAGAAGCTGGATTTCTCCAGGTCGCCGATCATATGGGGTGGGATGCGAAAGATGCGGGCAATCTCGTTGATTTGGAATTTGCGCGTTTCTAAAAACTGCGCTTGTTCCGGCGGTATGCCTATGCTTTGAAACTTCATTCCTTCCTCGAGCACAGCTACCCGGTGGGCGTTGCCGCTGCCCTGATACACAGCGTTCCAGCTTTCCCGGATTCGCGCCGGATCCTTAACCACGCCGGGATGCTCTAAGACACCGCCTGGATTGGCCCCATTGGCAAAGAACTTAGCCCCGTATTCTTCGGTGGCGATGGCCATGCCGATGGCGTTTTTGGACATGGCGATCGGCGAGTATCCAATCAGGCCGTCAAAACCAAGTCCCGGAATATGGAGGACGTCATATTTTCTCAGGAAATAGTTTTGACCGTCCTTGTCATATTGGTAGTACAGCTGGCCTTGGTCATTTCGGTTGACGATCATCTTATTAGGCAACAGAGGATACAAGCCGACCACTCTGCCCCGCCCATCCCGGATAATCTGGGCATATGCATTGCCCCATAATAAAAGATGACCCATCAGTGTCTCGCGAAACACGAATGAGGTCATCTCTGGGTTTGGCTCGCTGTGGAGCAGATAGTATATTGGATGGTCCATAGCTTTTTCTTTACCGCTTGAAGTATATCTATAGGTGTGAAACGGCAGGGAAGCTATGGTTTCCGCCAGGATTCTGACACAAGCGTAGACCGCTGTGGTCTGCAACGCCGTCCGCTCATTAACTGTTTTGCCGCTGGAGCTTGTGCCGAAGAATAAACTGTAGGCGCTGCTCCAGAAGCTGTTTTTCGGGCTGGCTCTTGTTTGAAAAAATCTCGATAAAAAGGGGGGTTTCATGAGTCACCTCCTGAAAATGAACGTAAACAATTACAGAAACAAAATTCCTCTCCCGTCATATACGCTGGTATCGCCTTTATTTCTTATTGAACGGTCAAGCGCCATAATGGCGGCGACAATTCCGTCAATCTTTTCCACAGACTTTTCCTTGTCCGGCTTGATGTTTCCGGCAGGGTCCTGGCGCATGACCACGTTCTGCGCCATCCATTTGAGAACAGGATTTCCGCCGTGATTGATGCTGCCCTCCATTAGTAGCTTATATAGTTCTTTTGACGGAGGTGACATATCCTTATATCCCTGTCCGAAGGGAACAACAGTAAACCCCATATCCTCCAGGTTCTGCACCATCTGCGTTGCGTTCCAGCGGTCATAGGCAATTTCTTTGATGTGGTATTTCTCGCCCAGCTCCTCTATGAACTTTTCAATAAAGCCGTAGTGGATGACGTTTCCTTCGGTGGTCTGGATATAGCCTTGCAGTTCCCACACATCGTAAAGCACATGGTCACGACGGCACCGCAGCCCCAATGTATCCTTCGGCAGCCAGAAGAACGGAAGCACGATGTACTTCTCGTCCTCCGCGCGCGGCGGAAACACCAGGACGAATGCGGTGATATCCGATGTGCTTGAAAGATCAAGCCCGCCGTAGCACTCTCTGCCATGAAGGGAATCCATGTCGATGGCAAGGTCGCCCCGCCTATAGATATGCTCGGGAATCCAGCACACGGTCGCCGAGGTCCATATATTTAAGCGGAGCTGCTTAAACACATTTTCTTCCGCGGGGTTTTCCAGCGCATTTTTATAGGCTTCGCGGACACGCTCTACGGAGATTGTGTGACCGAGGGACGGGTTTGCCTTGTACCAGTTGGCTTCATCATTCCAATCGTCCTGTTCGGTCAGCCCATATACAACCGGATAAAAAGTGCTGTCTTTTTTGCGACCTGCCTTGATGTCCAGCGCTTTGGCGTGCAATTCATAACAGATGCTGTTCTTGTCATTTCCTGCTGTGGTTATTATGAAGAACAGCGGCTGTTCACGGGCATCGCCGGAACCTTTGGTCAGAACATCATACAGTCTGCGATCCGGCTGGGCGTGGATCTCGTCAAAAACAAGACCGGACACGTTAAGGCCGTGCTTGGTTCCTGTTTCAGCCGAAAGCACCTGATAAAACCCAGCGTTGGAGTAGTTCACGATGCGCTTGGTAGCAGCGGTAATCTTCGATCGTTTTAACAAAGCCGGCGACATTTGCACCATCTGCTTGGCCACGTCAAACACAATAGAAGCCTGCGACCTGTCGCAAGCGGCTCCGTACACTTCGGCACTGGGTTCGTTGTCAGCATACAAAAGATAAAGGGCAATGGCGGCTGCTAGTTCCGACTTGCCCTGTTTTTTCGGTATCTCAATATAGGCGGTAAGAAATTGCCGTTTGCCGTTCTCGCAGACAATGCCAAAGAGATCCCGAACAATCTGCTCCTGCCAGGGCAATAGCAGAAACTTCTTTCCTGCCCACTTGCCTTTGGTATGGCAGAGATTTTCAATGAAGGCAACCGCCCGGTCAGCCTTTGTCTTGTCATAATGCGAAGTTTCCAGCATAAAGGGCGAAGGCGTATATCGGTACGCCTTCATTCGCCGCCTCCCAGCAGCCGCTCCATCTCATCGGCAGGGTCAATAGAACCTTCGCCCGCCGCGATTCTGCTTCTGGCCGAGGGTGTCAGACCGAACTGTTCACAGAATTTCAGCATGATCTTCAGATTTGTCTGGGCGATGGACACCTGCGGCACCTGCTGCAGATAGCCGTTGGGAGTACGTATCATTGTGCCATGCTGGGTGATGAATTCTTCGGCTTCCTTCCAACGGGCATACGCCTGACAATATCCGGCGAATGCGGCCATATCCATTTCGGTCAACAGCCCCATCTGCTCTAAAATCTTGCCCATGCGTTTCCATTCTTTTTTCGCTTCCTCTTCCAGCCAAGAAGGACAGCGCGGGGCTTTTTTATTGGGCTTGGGTTCATTTTTGTTCAACGGCCGCTTACCCGGATTTCCTTCCAGTTCCTTAAGAGCGGTCGGTTTTGGTTTTCTCCCTCTCTGAGCCATAAGCCCCTCACCTCCTCTCATTGGCTTTCGTGGCATAAAAAAAGACCCTCCGAAGAAGCCTTGCAACTATTGTACGAGAAACAGCCCCCGAAGGGCTGCGTCTCAATGAGCTTTTCAGTTAATCTTTCTACATAAATCCTCGCCATAGACTACACTCAGGCTGCCGCCATTGTCCCAAGTAACCATAATGCTTCCCATGTCGTCCACGCCGGTTACTGTTCCGCAAGTGCCAATGGGCGGCGCCTGTTCATCATTCATGCGGATCAGCTTTACTCTTGTGCCAACGGGATACTGCTTGCGCAGATGCTCGACAATTTCTCTTTTAACAAACATCGCCATCCCCCTCGCACTGTTTTAGTTTTTTGGCAAGCAGACGGGCCTTATGTTTTTCTTCCTCTGCAGGGGTGCGGAAGGCGGCGTTGCCTAAAAGCCGAGCCAACAGCACCTTTCTGGTCGTTTTGAAGCGGTCGCCGTTCATGCCGAGCCGCAGTAGCCAGGTCCGCAAGGCAAACTTAGGATTGTCGTCTTGGGCGGGTTTAAACGAAGAGTGCTTCAGTTTTTTGGCATTCTCGTTCATGCAAATCGCCAGATCACAAAAAGCCGCCATTTCGTCCGGCGTCGGATTATCTTTTAACATTTTCATCGCTAGCGTCTGTTTTTCAAAATCCATTTCTAAGCCACGGCAATGCCTAGAGCCGAATTCAGTCCAAAGCGTCTGAAAGGCATCTACATCCTCGAGACTTCTTTGTCCAAGCTCCTCAACCAAAAGTTTGTCCAATAGCGGATGCGTTAGCCCCAAGGCACTGACAAGCAGTTGTTGCTTGCTGGCGAGCATGTTGATCAAATTCCGAAGGCTCGCTGCCGTATGGCCCGCCATCGGCAACTCAACCACATACCCCGAAAGCGGCAGTTCCTCCCGCCCAATCGTCACAGACTCTTCGGCTGTATCGAGCTGCTGTTGGCTTAATAGCTCCTCGGCAGAAAACTCGCGGCCCTCCTGATCCCGTATTGCGCCATGGCGGTCGACTTGGTAGGTTCCAGCGCCGCAATTGATTTCATAGGCGTAGCTTGGCACGCCAAGATAGGTTGCTTTTCCTCCCCACTTTGCTTCCAGCGCCTGTACCAGTTCTTTGCGGGTCATTGTTCACACCCCGCTTTCCGAACCCATTTTAGCTTGTTCACCATTTCTTCAATTTCTTCAGCCATGTAGATCAGGCATTGGTCATTGTCCTTTGCCATCGGGGCAAGCACCAGATTGCCACCCCATTTTCCAACAATTACATAATTTTGCTTCGAGTAAGTAGCGTAAAAATGGTCGCCTTTTTTGAACATCATTTCTTTCCCTCCCTGTGTTTTTGGTAGTCTATATATCACTCTAAACACAGGAATTAGCAAGCAAATTGTGTACGAATTCCCGCAATTTATATTTCTGACCGTTCTGAGCGCTCATACACCATTTTCAGTTGCAACAGAGAGTAAACAATCCGATCCAGCAGGCGTTCTTCGCATTCACTGACCGCGATACCTTTTGCCAGAGCTACGTTATGCTTGTCCACCAGCGTCTCGGCCACTAGAAACATAGCGGCGTACGGGTCCTGCTCATATATGGAAGGGTATAGCCGTTCCGCAGTTTGGCGGAAATTCCAGAAGAGATCTCCGCTCGCGCCATAGCCTTCATTTTTTCTATTAAACAGCTTTTGAATTTCCTCAAACTGGTCTTGAATAAACAGGACAAAATCAGTTCTACGGGTCGGTTCCACAGAATCACACCTCCACAGCTTCACTTATAACAACCGATGCTTTCCGGACTTCATCGTAGGGAATACGAATCCCGTCACGCAGCAAAAAGACGCCGGATGAATCCCCGATGGATTCAATAAAACGATTAACGATGACGTCTGCAAATTTCTCATCCAGTTCAATGCCATAGCAAATACGTCCCGTCTGCTCGCAGGCAATCAGAGTGGAGCCGCTTCCCAGAAAGGGGTCAAGCACAATACAATTGCTCATGCTGGAATTCTGAATCGGGTACGCCATTAAAGCCACCGGCTTCATTGTTGGATGCTCCTTGGAAGATCTCGGACGATCATATTCCCAGACGGTGGTCTGCTTGCGGTCGGAATACCATTGGTGCCTGCCACCCTTCTTCCAGCCGAACAGGCATGGCTCATGCTGCCATTGGTACGGAGATCGACCAAGAACCAGCGCGTTTTTCTTCCAGATGCAGCACCCGGAAAGATAAAACCCAGCATCGGCAAAGGCTTTGCGGAAGTTAAACCCCTGGGTGTCTGCGTGGAACACATAGACGGAGGCGTCTCTTTCCATGTTCTGCTCCATATTGACGAAAGCTGCAAACAGAAACTTATAGAAATCCGCGTCTGGCATATTGTCATTTTGTATTTTCCCGGCGGTTTCCTCTACATTTACGTTGTAGGGCGGATCGGTCACCACGAGATTGGCCTTGCTACCTTCCATAAGGAAATTATAGGTTTCTGGCAATGTAGAGTCGCCGCAAATAACCCGGTGCCGGCCGAGCAGCCAGATGTCGCCCTTTTGTGAAATGGTCGGCTTCTTTAAGGCTGCGTCCACATCGAAATCGTCTTCCTTGATTTCCTTGTTGTGGACCTTTGAGAAAAGCTGCTCGATTTCCGGCGCTTCAAAGCCCGTGAAGTCCGTATTGAAATTTGCCGTTTGTAAATCCACGATCAGATCAGCGAGAAGCTGTTCATTCCATGCGCCTGTGATTTTATTGAGGGCGATATTGAGGGCCTTGACCTTGTTCTCGTCCCTGATTTCAACGACTACGCATTGCACCTCGGTATATCCCAGGTCTTTAAGGACCGTCAGACGTTGATGTCCGCCAATGACCGTCATATCGTAGTTCACAATGATGGGCTCCACATAACCAAATTCCAAAATGGAATTCTTGATCTTCTCATATTCCTTATCCCCCGCTTTTAGCTTTTTGCGCGGGTTGTATGCCGCCGGGCGAAGCTCCTTCACCGGCAATGACTGCCATTTCATTTCACTCATGCTTTTCCTCCTCATGCCGGGCAGGACTTGTATATGGCTCTCTGCCTTCCTCTTCTCGCCAAAATCTGTCATGCACATAACATTCATGGCTGCAATACTTTCTGTTTTTGTTGCCGTATACGGTAAAATGCTGGCCGCAGTAAACGCAGGTCTTTTCATAAAAAGCCGCTTCCTTTTTACGCGACTCCTCCGGATGGGCTGCCCACCATTCCCGCCTGCATTTTTCCGAGCAGAATCTTCGTTTTCGGCCTATCGCCGGCTGCAAGATGTCTATACCGCAGCATCCGCAAACGTCGCCTTCCTGCATCTGTTCTTTCAGCTTCACAACTACTTCTGTCGCATAACCATCAAGTCCACGGCTTTTGCAGTAGTTGCGGACCACATCGCGGGAAAGTCCAAGAGTGGAAGCAATGGCTTTGTAGCCGATTCCTTTCATCCGGAAATTCCGTATCTGTTTTTCCTGGACACTCGTCATTGCTTCACATCCTTTTCGCAAAACCTTTGCAAGCAAAAAGGCCGCAAAACCTTGCTTTTGAGCAAGTGTTTTACAGCCTTAATCATAACAATTCCGCGAAACTGCCGATACCGGTTGCTAATTTCCATTAGCGTTTTCGCTATTTCTTTCAAAATTTGTGGGTGTTTCAATAATCCTAGGGTATCCCCCCTGCCTAATTCTGCGATTTTTCACGCGAAAGGGGGCGGCGGTCTGGGGGGTAAAGGCTTTAGAGATATGACCCGCCCCTCCCCTCGGCTCAGAGCCGATTCATAGAATTATTGTTAGTAGTTATATTCTTGATGCTGATCCATCGTCCGGGTTTTCCTGTCGTGGCACTTTTTGCACAGCGATTGCCAGTTATTCTCGTCCCAGAACAGTACCTTATCTCCTCGATGCGGCTTGATATGATCCACAACGGTTGCCGGGGTCAGTTTTCCGGTCCGTTCGCACTCCGCGCAAAGAGGATGCTTTGCCAAGAACTGCTTTCTCGCCTTTTGCCATTGACTGCTATAGCCACGTTCAAGGGCGCTGGCTCTATCACCAATATGCAGGTTAGCATGTTGATCACAGTAACGATTGTTCGTCAGCCGCGGGCATCCCGGATGCTTACATGGTTTTTGGGGTCTTTTCGGCATACCTACTTTCTCCTTTCGTATGTACGGATGCGCGAAAGGATGAAAAAGGCATCCGGCCAAAGAAAAAGAGCCTGGAGATCAACCCCAGACCCGTATGTTTTCCTGGCAATTATAAGTATAGCGCGAACGAAATGAAAAAGCAGTACACCTTTAGTACACCTTTAATTAACATAAAAAGAATACCGGAAAGAACCATCTCTCATTTTCCAAACAATAATTCTTCTGCTGATTTCAATTCACCCTTCAAATATTGGTTCTCTTCTTCTAATGCTTTGATTTTTTGTACATTTTGCTCATATTGGCTTTGTGGACGGTAGTAATATGTAGCGGTTCCATAGCCATCACTGTCGGTAAGATTATGATGTGGATCAAACCACATAACATAAAAAATATTATCAATACTAAAACCGATAACCCTTCCTTTGGACTTGTTTATTCGAAACTGCTTAAAGTCAAGCTGTTCGTAGTTTTGTGGCGGTGTTGCGTTTGTTTTTTCCCAATCAATAGGGTGTAAGTCATGCATGGATGTTTTTAAATCATAAATATTACAGTTACAAACGTTTTTAAAGCAATCAATCAAATCCAAGAACCAGTTTCCACTAACAACTCCGCCATCACTAGAATCATGACCTAAGTTAAACAGCTCGTGCTCCCTGTCAAAACAAGCAAAAGAAAAAGCAAAACTCTTCTCAGTAACAGCATTGCCGTTATAAGGAAGAGTTCTTTTAATCATCGCTGGGTCACGATCAATTGATGGTTTGGGTAAATTAATCGTTTTGAGACTCTTCATATTTTTTGCCATAATATTCTCTCATAATTGCACATGGAATAGTATTGGAGCATGATTCCCAAGGCTTTAAAGTTCCGCGAGCAGCTATCCAAGGATCTTCACTGTGCGTTAATCTCTCAAGTTGGTCACCAGTAAACTCACCATAAGTATCATATACGGCATCCAAAACGCCAACGACTTCTTCAGGAAAGTCAAAATCAATCCCGTGCTTTTGAGGGATTTCACTCCATCGATAATCAGCAAAGACTGGATAAAGGGCAGGTATCACAGGCCCATGAACCCAAGCTTGAATATCTTCATCAAAGAGAGGCGTACCATCATAAAGAGCACAATACCAAGCCTGTGCATAATAGCAAAGCTTTTGAAGCTTCTTATGTGTCATGGAACTTTTGCATAAGAACCAATCAGCTATTGAGCGAACATTTTCCATGGTAATCCTCCTTTCCGATCAGAAGATAAAGCATTTTCAGTATTACCATTTCACCTTAATTATACACCACTCAGCACATAATACAATATTTATCCTGTTAATTTAATCATTGCATTATATGCTTTTAGCGCAGTTTTCGTGTCACAATTCAGTAAA